AGCTACTCGTAAGTTAATTGAAGCACTTGCTCTCAGAGTGCTTAAAGAACAAAAGAAAGCCAAATCAGCTGTAAATAAAGCTAAGGTAGCTGTAAAGAAAGAAAAGAAACTAACAGCAGCTGCTAAAAAAGAATTAATAGAACAAAAGAAGAAAGCTAAAGCAGAAAAACGAAGAGTAAGAAACATAGCTAAGAAGATAAAAGAAGCGGAGGAGAGAGAAAGAGCCACTGTTGCTCAAATACGCGCAACTACAGATAGAAAATTACGTAGAGCCGCAACAGCATATGGAAAAAAGAAAACAGAAACAGTAACCTTAAAATCTACAGATGATAAGGTTAAGGTGTCGAGGTGGTTGACAGATTATTTTAGATCAACCGTAAAGATACAATATTTTGTTAATGGCCGTATGACTGATAACGAGGAGGATATGTTTTATTTAATAAAGGATTTGACAAAAGCTGAAATTCATAGGCTAAACAAGCTTAAAATACGGGTATTAAACTTTAGTGTTATCTTTACTTTTGTCAAACATCATGCTAATAATAACCGCGGTAGAAATCTTGAATTTAGGACAGTATCTGGCAATCATTTTATTTCTTTTGATACTGATAGCGATATGGCATTTCATAAGTATATGGATAAGCTTAAGACTAATGATGAAAGCGGATCTGATGTTGTAGATGAGGCGGCATACTCATGGAGCATTAGATCTTTTTCCATTTTGTACTTCATTGGTTTTACTAAAAGTTTAACTAGTGAAAAGCTAAAAGCTGGTTTTTGTGTTGTTGATGCTAAAAAAGGTCGTGTGTATAATAAAGACTCATGTTTAGTCGAATATATAAATGCTGACGATCAAGAAGCATCGCTGTGTTTTGGTAGAAGCGTTAAAACATTAGCACCTTGTTTCTACAATAAAAAATTACAAGAACAACATGACATATGGCTCACTACATACTCTTTTCAAGACGCTAATAAAATATGTCGTGATATGAAATTTAAATGCCAATGTGGTAAATGTGTTAACAAATTAAAGTTAATGACAAAAAGACACATTAGCTACAATTTTTACGAACCTGCTATGTCATACATAAAAGGCGATGTGATCAAATATAAAAATCTTGATTTGTATGAACTAAATGATGAATTTTATAGATGCATTCACATTAATTTACATACAGAAGAAAGTGAAGGTGTTATTTATTTTTGTGATATTGATGAACATTATTACTGTATTGGTAAAAAAGCTAAAATAAGACAATTGTATTACTGTTCAAACAATGATTCCTTTTATGTAGAAAGGAGAGACGAACATGGCAAATATAGGCACATATTAAAGAATAATGAGACTAATGACGACGATGGAGCTAAAATGCCAATTGCAGGTGTGACATATATTTCATTTGATTATGAGATTATTAATGACATAGAACATGGAATGAAAACAACGCCATATTGCTTGAATATATATGTTGTTGACCAGGAACACTTAAGAGATTTAGATGCATTTGATAGAATGGTTGCGATAATTAAGCAAAATAAGATAAAACATTTGACATGGGATGTTGTTGCACAATATATTCCTACAATTTATCATCAATTTGCTAAATATTTTTTGATAGATGTTGGAGAAGATGAAAAAAAAATAACATATGATGGAATCATTAAACTCAATGAACATATAGCATCAAAGGAGGCTAAAAAAGCAATGGTATTTTTTGGTGATGATTGTACTTATGACGCCTTTGAATATCTCTATAGAAATGAATTAGTAAGCGAAGATAATAATAGGGTTAATGTGTTACTTGGTTTCAATAATAGCAACTTTGACAACTTTTTATTATATAGTGAGGCAATGCGGGTCTATGAAAAATTACGGCTATTACGGAACGATTTTAATATAAAACCCATTTTTGCAAATGGTTCGATATTAAAACTCATAATTAACGATAGATTCTATTCTATTGATGTGAGAAAATATCAGCCATTAGGAAGCTTGGATAAATTGTGTGGTGATTACAAGCTTGGACTTTTTAAGAAGGATCATATAGATTCTGGTGGTCATCAAGCAATACAAGACAAATACGAAAAATTAGGATACGAAAAGTTTATTGAAGAGATGTCAATAAATGAACAAGTGATTAAATATTGTAAACTTGATGTTTTAAGCACTGCTCTATTATGGCAACGTTTATCATCTTCATTGTGTGAAATACCTGTTGAAGAATGTTTATTTGCAAATGAGCCATCAGATGAACTTAAAAAGAAAGATGATAAGAAATGGGAAGAATTTTTGTTGAAAAAAGAGAAAGAGAAAGAAGAATTAGAGTTCAATATGGGATTAGATGAAGATCCTATCATAACAAAAATAAAGAGCATGTATGACACAGAAGAGAAAAAAATATTTGCCTTAATTCCTTATGCTAATATGCCTGGTAGAAGTTTACAAAAAATTGTTGAGAGGAGAGATTTTGAGGAAAAATTAAAAAAAGCAGCATATGGACGAAAGTATACAGCATTTTTACCTTGTAATGAACGATACAAGAAAGCAGAAGATGCATGTTCTTACGGAATGGATTATTTTGACAAATTTCAGGATTATAAGCATGATATTTTATTAAAATCAACTATTAGTTCATTCTTCATGGGAATTGTTAATATATATTGGATGTCTATTGGTTATAGATCACCAACACTAACACTTGAACAATACAACGCTATTCTTTCTGGTAGAATAGGAGGACGTGTTGATTTATTTGACAAAAAAGGTAGATTTAATAAATTTAACTCATCATTACCAAAAAATGACTTTTATGATCCTAAAATAAAATTTGATAATCGAAACATATATTCATTAGATGTGTGTAGTATGTATCCATATGTTATGGCAGTTGCTGCTGTTTATTATCCAGCAGGAAAAGCTGTTGATTTAAGCGAAGAGGAAATAGCTATTAGAAATAGTGGCACATATACTAAAGAAACTTCTCATGTAAATATGCCTGAAATGTACCCAATATTACCATTTACATCGCCATGTTCTAAAATAGGTTATTATGTATGTGATATTGATCAATCTAATTTAAAAACAAAACTGGGGAGAATGAGTCCACCAAATTTCTTATGTCAAAAATCAAAGCAAGCAAATGACTTTTCAGCTGATATTATAAAAAACACAACAGTTTCAAGTGAAACCGTTAGATATTTACGCTTGTATGGATGTAAAGTTAACATAAAGAGTGGATTTGAATTTACTTCTTCAATTAAATCGTGTAGATTATTTAAACCTATTTTAACTCTCATGGGTATTAAAAATCAACAAGATAAATACAAGAAAACAAAAGATCCACGTTATAATCAATCAATACGAGAAGGCACAAAATTAGAGATGAATTCTTTGTCAGGAAAAGTTAATGAATCACTACACTTATCACAAGTAGAGCTAATAAAGGAGTGTGAAATTATGGACTATATTGAAAATGATGCTGATATGACAATTATTAACATTAATCCAGATGGATCTGCATTGATAGATATTAATAGATCAGAAAAAGAATGTATAAAACAACAAAAACCAATTTCTGTAGGTGCAATGATTTATGAATATTCAAGAATTTATATGCATTGGTTTGCATATAAAGCTATTTCGAAAGGACAATGTTTATACACAGACACAGATTCATGTAAGACAACAGAATATGGAATGTCAAATTTTCTAAAATATGGAGAAAAAAATATTGTTAATCATTGGCCAGAAGTTTATCAATATGATGATAGATACAGAACTCACAAATTATATGATTCACATAGTAAAGTATTTGGTTCTTTTGAGGATGAATTTGCAGAACATAGAGAACATATGAGCGAAACTGATTATTGCGAACTTATTACATTTCAGAAGAAAACATGGAATTTTAATATTAGAGATAAGTACAATAAAATTAAATACGCGCAAGTCAAATTTAAAGGAGTACCACCTTCTTGCCCTATTATTTTTAATGATCAGATGAAAGACTTAAAGTTTGTCAAAGAGATAAAAGGCAAACATGTCATTGATGTTTATAAAGAAGATGCAGATGAGGAAATTGATGTTGAAAAATATAATGCCTTAAAAGAGTATTGCCAAAAGCCAGAAAATTGCATTTATTATGGTTACAGAAATGCTGATGATTTAAACAATGACCCAAATAAGTTTGGCGTTGATCGATTTAATAATATTGAAAGGATGTTTGATGATCTTCTTGGTGATAGATTTTATAACACAATTGGAGAGATATCAACTAAAACTAAAATTACGAGGGATATGTCAACAGAAGTATATGTGAAAAAACCAGTGTATGTTATTAAGAGTTTCTTTAAGAAGGTTGTTAAAAACCAGAAAAGAAATGTACATTATGGAGATGATGAGAATTACAATACTAAAGCATGTAATTTATTTATGAACAGCATGTTAGTGAAATTATCGCCTAATTAACTAAACACCAATTTGGTATTTAGTTAATCATTCTTGTTCGTCATTCATTGCTCTAAGATCAGATCTACTTAACATCGCACCTCCACGTCCGTGATGATGTTTTTTATGATGTCTACGATGTCTTGCGCCACCAATCGACTCATCAGTATCTAATACTCCTTGCCCAGTAACAGCCTTTAATCCTTCACAAGCCATTTGAGCATATGGAAGAGCCTTTGATATCAATGGTGCTGCCTTTGCTAACACATTTTTAACTGCACCAAAGAAATCTCCACCACTTCCACTTGCAACTTCAACATGATATTCGAGCGCTGGCATATTTGCCATTTGAAGAACATCATTACGTGAAATAACACCAATTTGACTAATACATCTATTTTGAGTGATTGTGATTGTACCTTCGCTAATAACAACAATATAAACAGAATAATTAATAGATGTTGTTGGATTGATGTTTGTGATATTGACGTTTAACTGAAGTTGAATATTTTCAAGCTGACCAACTGCACTAACATCATCAATTCCGATATCACTTGATACTTCAAAGCAGAACACACCTCCAACACCAGATACAGCGCGTGGAGTATTAGTTCCATATGTTCCAAACCATTCACCCCACGACATATCACATCCATTTTTACGGGATATTTGATAGAGTTGAGCTGGAGTGGCTGCTGACAATAGACCTGCTTTGTTAGAATATGAGATGGTGATATTATTTATGCGAGCAAATGTGTCAGTAGATGTTATTGTCCAGTCATTATTGCGTTGCCTTGCATAAACATAAACACGTTTGGGATGACTGTTAAGTTGAATGTTGTTGCTGTACAATGTAGTTGATGCGCCTGGAGCTAATGTAGAGCCAACATCAGTCACATAGCGATCAACAGAATAGTAAGGATAGACACAAGATGAAGGCATCATGTCAACCAAGCTAGGGGAAAGATATTGGAAAAGAAGTTGCGGTTGATTTGCTATTGCCACACTTATATTTGAAAAAGTAGAACTACCTCCTGGAGCGTGACTCCATAGACATGCAGCAAGATTAGTATCAAAGGTTACTTGAATTTCCATACTTTGTATTCCATAGAAACCTGGATGGTCCATGTGACCCCAGTTAAATGGTGATAAGAAAAGAGGTTCAACTATGCGAAGATTGACAACACCTTGAGTTGATGTATTCGTTAGCACCATAATACCTGGATGTCCACCTCGAGGTTCCCCATAGAATGATGCATTAGAATACGCGGCTAAAGGATTGCGAATAGTGTTAGTTAATTCATCATATGATTGTGATTCGTCTAAGAATGTCGGAGTAGTTGAAAGAGCATACACATTCTTGTAGTCTTTGTAATAAAATCTCTGGAAGCATGTGATAACATCATTTATTGGCACTGAGAATGAACCATCATTTATTTTAACGTTGAGTGTTTTTATAGCTCTTGATAATGGCATAGCTCTTGGTGCATCAAACATTCCAATATCATCCATTAGATTTCCGCTAGACCTAGTTCCAGTAAATGTAAGTTGAAATGTGACATCAAGATAGACTTTTCTATCAACAATAACATTCGTATTTGGAGGAGGACAAGTAAATTGCAAAGATGATATTGAGTATGAATTAGTTGGAAAAGGCTTTACAACAACTTCTGTAGCTCCTTTCATAATTCCATAAACTCTGTGCTGCTCGATATTAGTACGAGGTTCATCAATTCGAACTGTTTCAAGAGGAACGAGATTTTTCGACATTTAATTAAGTATATCTATATCGTGATAAAATAAATTAACATGTTAATTTATTTTATTTAAGTTCAAATAATATCTTGATGCTCATTGTTTGAAATGGCGCAAGATATAACGGATAAACATTTCCATTAGCATCACTCCAATTGATATTAAAATCAATTGATTTAAGTGGATCAGTACCAACTAAATCAATATATCGATATAATTGTGCTTGATACTGCTGATAAGCTCTACTATCTATTGACCTTTGTATTATCGGCTCGAAATCAGTTAAAATCGACTGAGTGACAGAGCCTGCCCCACTTGGCTTATTACTTTGATAAAATTCAGGCACTACAGGTAAAGTACTTGATTGAAAAATTAATTGTCTCAGAGTTGCCCAAAAACTCACGTTATCAAATTCGCAAGTCATAACATAACCTGTTGAAATAATTGGATAAATATTTGTTGTGGGATTATTTAATCTTTGTTGATCGTTATTTCCAGTCTTTGTAATAACAAATTTAACATCTAATCCATTAACACTATTTACACCTAGAAAGTTGACATTAAAACCATCAAAATAAGAGAATAATTCAATGTTCATATACAAGTGTATTATTCCAGTATTTGTAAATGGGTAAAAATCAATAAATTCTTGACTACAATAAAGAGATAATAAACCAGTAGACGCCGTGTATGTAAAGTATGGAGGTTGTGCTGTTCCTGGTATGCCTGTTAAACCTGTAAATGCTGTTACTAATGCTGTGTTTACCATCAATATAAAATTATTAAATGAATAAACAGGATTAGGAGGTTGTGTTTTTATATTTAAATACTCTTCTGTTAGATAATTAACATATGCTAAAGAAACTTGAGATCCATAAGTTAAAGTAACTGAATAAAAAGTATTATTTGGTGTGTTATCTGGGTTTGATTTAAAATTAAATATCGGAAGACTAGTTGTGGGAACAGAGAATCTCACAATAGCCATTTTATATTTATTAGGGGTCACAAGAATTGGCGTTGTTCTTGTTTCAGAAATAGCTGCTCTAATAAAATTTGGCGAATCATTAACAACAAGAACGTTAAGATAAAGCTGTAGTGGATCAACATTTGTCAGCTGAAGTCTAGTTCTCAAGTTATTCATTATATTATATGTAACATATTAAATATTATGTGTTAATGCTGATACTGCAATATCTGCATTAAAATTTTGCGTGTTTTTGAAGAGTTTTTGAAATTGCTCTAGTGTTAAGTTTCTATAAATTAGCCTTGCACATACATGCCTCCCACAAGTATTAATACCCTTTTCAAATTCTTGGAATTGATACTCATTATACACAATATTCTTGTAGTTGCTATTAGCTATGAGTGTTGATAAGACTCGTTTTGACATGCCAAGTTTTTTCCTTTTTGATTTCTCTGTAAATTTAATTTCATTATCTATCACAATACCATAAGGATCAAAAAATTCGATTGTTGACGGATTTTGTTCAAATAAACAAGTCCAATGTCCATAACCTTCGTTTTGTTCATAAAGTATCACAACAGCTTTGTACTCTCCCATTAATTCATAAACATCTAAATAATTTTTCAAATCTTGATACGTCACTAGGTTAGCCCGACCTTTTATGCATTTAAGTATTTCCTCTCCAGATAGTGATTTTTCAATAAGCTTGTTCATTATAATTATCACTAAGATAATAAATAACAGCCTGATGAATATAACACCATCATAGGGAAATGCTTAAATATTGTCACCCACCTACTTGGTAAAGACAAGATTTTCTGAATGTCTGCAACTCCTAATCCACAATACTCTTTCAAAAATCTTTTTGTGTGATATGAGCTGCCAGATTTTGTGAAAAACGTGACAGATGTTGCTTCATTTAATAATGTTCTAGTATGTTTGTAGTTCATCAGTTGATGTGATGTTGAAATAACATAAATATCTTGATGTCTTCCAGTCTCTAAAATATCATCACGTAGTTTACGTACACTTTCATTTATGTTCTTATCTGGAATTGTGTCAATATCATCAAATAGAACCAAACTATTTTTCAAGTCATCTGGAGAAATTGGATCACTGACAAGTTCTTCATTAATTATTATTCTATTCACACCTAAGGCGTCAAGTGCTGGATCTTCAGAAAGTCTGCTAAAAACAAAAACTTTCCCTTTCTTAAACACCCTCTTATATTGCTTTATGTAGTTTGCTGCATATGTTGTTTTACCACTTCCACTAGGACCTGCTATGTAAATACTATCTCTTGTAAGAGGATTTGGAAGTTGTTGTAAAGTTCCATCATGTAAGATAAATTCTTTTAATGACACATTTTTTAAATATTCTCTTGTTTGTA